ACAAAGTTTCAGCCGCTTTATCAGGAAATGTCGGCACTGCCGATACAACGAACTCTCACAGCGACTTGGACGATTAGATCGTTGAACGGGTATTCTTACACTATGGGTGCCGCTTTCTACGAGGGTTCGTATAATTCGCTTAACAATTTCGTCGCTGTTTACACATCTCCTTTTGATGCCAATACTCGCACCGTCACGTTAGTTGCCAGCAATTTTCCCGCAAACACTTTGATCACGTTTGCGATGTGGCAGGTTGGCAATACTGCACCTGGCGTGACTGATTTGACGATATACGCAGACTAACATTATGAAACTCCTCTACGACACTATTAACGAAACTGTCCTGCCTTGGCCCCGTATTGACGACGAGCCAATCGTTGGGCTCGCTCCAGAGCTTCTAGAGATGACCGTGATCGAAGGCGAAATTCCTACATACGATCCCGAAACCCAAGTCTTGAATCAATCAGATGTCGTAGATGTCGAAGCGCAAACCGTGACGCGCACTTGGGCGGTCACCGATCTTACCTATACCGCAGAGCAAATCGTCTCGCAGTATTTCAGCGCCTACCAAATCGCCGCACTGCAAGAGCTTCGCATGGCCCTTGCTCAAGCAGGCAAGCCCCTCGGCCCGAAGATGACCGCCGCGAAGCAGTGGCTTGAAGGCGTGATGCTTGGCTGGGCGATGAATCCCACACCCGCGCCACAGGAGTCTTTCGGCCAGCCGCAGGCGAGCTTTGCGGAGGCGAGTGGGGAGGCCGTGGGGGATTTGCAGCAACCCTAAACACTATGAAATCAGCCTACCTCCAAGCTGTCCTCTTTGCCCTGGCGCCGGTGATCGGGTTGGCCAACTGGAGGACGCTGCGCGCGGCCCTGAAGCTGGCTCCTGATCTTTGCGCCTTGGAGTCCGATACAGACCATATCGGGCCGGCAAAGCACCTGATCACCTACAACCGGATACGGACCGCGCTACGGCGCGCGGGAGAGCAAAACGAGGCCATTACCGGCGCCATCGTGCATATCGCGGTCGCGCTGGCCTATTTGCGTGGTCGAAAGAATTGACAATGTTGTCAGAATTGGGATTTTGATCCTATGAAAACCAAACACATTCTTTTTGTCCTTTTGTCCGCCCTCTGTCTTGTCACTGTTTGGGCGCAGCCCTTCGATGCCGACATCCGCCAGACGGCCGACTACAAGCAGGGGGCGACTTGGATGCCGGTGCTTTTGCGGGACACCGCCGCCGCCACCCGCACCAACCTCCGTATCGGCCTCCCAGCCCTCACGAACACCAACGTCATCAACTTCCGCAACGCGATTGGTGCGGGTGACGTTTCTGAAGGGGGGGAGCCGTGGTTTGAGAGCGTCACTGCGGGAACTGTAAATACTGACAATCTTTACGATCAAGGCAGTGGGCTTGTGCAGATCAACTTGAGCGATGGCTATTTGGCCATGTCTGGGCGTTCACTTTTGGAATGGGGCGCTTTCGACCATTTGCAGGTCAATGTGCCGTTCAGGTTTTTAATTTCGACTAATAACTGGATCAAAACCAACGCTCCGGCAAATCCGACCAATGTGAACCGCTGGATTGAGGTCCAAGTCGGAACCAATAGCTTCCGCATCCCGCTTTACGAATGAGCATCGAGCACGACACCCACGGCCACGCCCGATTCAGTTTTTCGGTCCCTGAAACCATCGGGTTGGCGACCGGAGGCATAGCCATCATGTCGGCTTTAAGCCTTTGGATGAGCCTTCCGCACAGAGTAGATGCCGCGGAGGAAGCGAACCGAAGCCAAGATGTCCATATCGCCGCGCTGACAGAGGCATCCAATAGCCGGAACGAGAAGGTGGCGGCTCTCGTTGCAGTTGTCGAAAGTATTGACAAACGCACCCAACGCATAGAAAACTCTCTTTCCAACAGATAACCCACCATGGACCACTGACTATGAAAACATCCGCCACAGGCATTATTGCCATTCTCATCAGCGCGCTTTCGATTGCCAAAGCGTTGCTGGACGGCCAACCGATCAATGATTTGTCGGTTCACATTTCGAGCATCATGGCCGGGGTCGGCTTGATCTTTGCTCGCGATGCGTCAAAAAACTAAATACTTGGCCTTGGCTTTGGCTCTGGCGGCCGCGTTGGCCGTCATGTTTCTGGTCGGCTGCGCCACGTTGACACCGCAAATCAGTTACGATTTCGGCAAACAGCGGCTCGATGTGAGCTTCATCGGGCAAAAATGACCATCCGCGATGATCATTGGATCGAAGGTGTCCAGCACGACCGGATTTCCGGCGGGGCGGCCATGCCTATCCGCCGGTGCGTGGTGATCCATTTCACGGCCGGCGCGACTGCGCGCAGCAGCGTCAACTTCTGGAAAACCAAGTCGGCCAAGGGGGCCAGCGCGCATGTGGTTATCGACAGGGATGGCACGATCATTCAGTGCCGGCCTTTCAACCGGACGGCGGGGCATGCCGGAGTAAGCCGGTGGCGCGATCCCAAGACCGGAACACTATACGATGGGTTGAACGACTGTTCTATCGGCATTGAGTTGGCCAATGCCGGCGATGACCCCAAGCTGGCGCGCCGGTGGAGCAAATTGCCTCTGGTCGCCGCGGCCCACCGCAATGGCGGACCGGTGAAAGATTGGGAGGATTACCCGCGGGCGCAGTTGGTTGCTGCAACCAAACTGGTGCAGGCATTGGTCAAACGCTACCGGCTCGATGACATTACCGGCCACGATTGCATTGCGCCGGAAAGGAAAAGTGACCCAGGGCCGGCCTTCCCTATGGAGAAATTGCGGCAAGCCTGCGGACTGTCGGGCCTGCCGATTGTTTACCGCGCGTAATTGTCCTCCAGCCACTGAACGGCAAACCCGCCGTTGCCCACCTCTGCAACGTGCTCGCAGTTATCTGAAATAACGCCGTGATCCTGCAAAGCGTTCATTACCTGTATTGAATCGTAGCCTTTGGACTCAATGTAGGCTTGCAGCGTTTGGCTCATAAGGGCCAAGGAGCCACGCGACAGACGGGGAAATTGCGCGGGTCGAGCAGGCCATCGAGCTTTGCCACTACTCTTTGCGGGGTAATGTCGGCCAAGGCTACGCAATAGCCTGTTTGCTCGCAGGGGCCGCCTTCCGGCCATTCGCGGCCGGCGCGCTTGTGGTGGTGGCAAGGAGCGCAACGAGCGCGGCCTTGCAGGGCTTGGACGCTTGGATAGTAGATGGTCCGCTCCTTCCATGAGAACGGCCCAAACAAGGCAACAGTTGGAACGCCCAAGGCTCCGGCAACGTGGAGAAGACCGGAGTCTGGCGCGATAAATCCGTCACAGGTGGACAAAAGCGCGGCCGATTGGCGGAAGGTCAGCGGCCGGTTACATAGGTTGACCAGCCCCAATTCCGCGGAATCGTCGGCTTGGGCCTCGCCGTGCGCGCCGAATAGAATCACCTCGTATTTGCGCTTGGAGAGCAGTTCTTCGAGGAGCGGCACCTGATGCGGGTAGGTCCGGCATAGCGCGGTGGCCCGAACGTGCATGCCAATCCGCGGGCGGCCGGTCTTGGGTAGCTCTTTCTGGGCGAACTCGGCTTCTTCGAGGCTGATCTTGTAGCGGGGGCGCCTGTCTTGCAGTTCGAGGCCAAGGGCAACGGCGTAAAGGTCGGTGGGATGAACGCCGGGATTGCGCTGGATACGCATTTCCGCGGCAAACACGTTTGAATCAAACGCATACACGGCATCTTTTGGCACAGGATACGGCACCAGTTCGTAGTTCAGTCCCAAGCCGTCGAAGATGTGGTGGTGCTCGGTGCCAACTGTCAGCCCCAAACGTGTATCGGGATTGTTGACGCGCCATCCGCGCAGGACCGGTTCGAGAAACATCATGTCGCCCCATCCTCCAGGGGCAACGACCAGCAAATCGCCGGCCGTAATTGGCTTGAACTCTGCAATAGAAGCCTCAAATCGCTCCTGCCGCATGGCCATGATTTCGCCCACGTTGACATCTTCCGTCAGGCAATCGACGCCGTGCGGGAAATTCAGGTGGGCAACCTGCACGTTTTGATCGAGGGCGGTAAGCCAATGCACCCCGCCGTGATAGCCGGATATTTTGGGTTGTCAAAATATTTGACAAGATTGCCGGTTGGGCAAAAGTCGCCGCAATGAGCACAGCTATTGCTAATTTCGACAACGTAGATACCGCCACCCTCGAAGCTGCCCTTTTGGGGGCCAGCACTGAACCGCAGCCTGTGGCGGCCGCTGATCTGGAACCTGCTGCCGTGGAGAACACTACTCCCGAAGCTGGCGCGCAGGCCACCCAACCGGCGGGCGGGGCACAAGCGCAAACCGAATCGGAGCAGGGTTCTTCTCCTTCCATTGCTCCCGATGACGCCCCGCCCGCCTCCGTGGAGGTCGAAAATCCGGCCGTGTCGGCTGAGTTTTCCAATTTGGCAGAGGACGAGGCTATTGCTTTGCAAATCCGCCAGCGCAATCCCGATCTGAGCTTGGATGAGTCGCTTGCCAGGGCGCGCTATCACCTTGGATGGAACGAGCAGCCGGCCGAACAAGGTGAACCGGAGCCGACTCTTGATGAGCGCATTGCCGCCATCGAATCCGCTCTGGACGAAGCCGGAGCCAATGACGGCCTGTTCACCAGTGAAATCGCCAACCTGACCAAAGAGCATGCCCGCCTTTTGGCCGATCAGGCGGTGGAGAAAGCCAATCACATCAGACATCAAGAAGTCCGCGTGGCCTCGATCAACGAGGAGCGCGAAGCCAGCTATCAGCGCGCAGCGTCCATGTGCCCTGAAGCCTTGGATGCCAATTCAGTTATCGGACAAACCCTTTCAGCGGTCATTGCAGAGGCAGAGGCGACCCAAAATCCCCTCCTCTACGATCCGCAGGCACCGGAGTTGTTTTTGGCTTTGGCCAATGCCCGGTTGCCGGAAGCGCAGCGCGTCGAGTTGAAACGACCGGCCGCTACGACCCAAACAACGCCAAGCGAAGCGCAACTCGTTCCAGCGCAGCCCGCCAAGCCTTCACCGGCTGGTGTGCTTCCGGTGGCCGCGAGCGCGCGAACCGCGCAACCAGCAACCCGAATGATCGACCCTGCCAGTCTGGACAGGGCCATCAAAGAAGCCCCGACCGATGTTCTGGAAGCGGCCCTGCTTGGCGATAGGACGAACAACGTCCTGTTGCGCTTGTAGCGCGCGGCTTCCGTCCAGCGGACGGCAAAGCAAACAACCAAACAAACCTAATCGCTTCTGTTGCCGAAAGGATTGGCAACGAGGCAAACCGCCATTATGGCCTCATACGACAAACCTAATGTGCAAACTCTATCTGAGATTTTGTCGGCGTCCCCTGACGCTTCCAAAGTCGCTTGGGCAGAGCTTGCGATCCGCAAAAGCAACGATTACTCGGTGCTTTACGACAACCTGACCGGCAAAATCGGTTCGGGAAAAGCCTTCATCGAGCACAGCGATCTGCGCGTCACCGCCGGTAACGAAGTGGTGATTCCGCTGGTCGGCGGTGCTCGCGGTCCCGGCGTCCAAGGCGCTGGAGATCGTGTCGGCAACGAAAAGAAACTCGTCCCCAAGGACTTCCGCTTCAAAGTGGGTCGCTGGTGGGATGGTTTCGCCATCAACAGCGTTGCCCGCAACGAAACCATCATCGGTGGTAAGTGGGACCGCGCGGCCATGGAGTTCCTCGCTCGCAACCTTCGTATCAAGAAGGTTGACGATATGCTGATGGAGCTTCGCCGGCGCGCCAACGCCCGCAACACCATCCGTCCGAACAACAAAACTTCGCGCAATGCGCTTCGCACTGCGGACGTTTTCTCGACGGCCACCGTCCTTCACGGTGTTAACACCCTGACCTCGCTCGCGGCCAAGCCGGTGAGCCTCGGCAAATCTTCTGCCGGCGCCCCGATCCGCGAGTTTGTGTTCCTCGGTGACAACAACGCCTTGGAGAGCTTTCGCAACAGCGCGACCTACCTTCAGGCCGCCCAATACGCGGATGTTCGTGGCTCGATGAACAGCCTGTTCACCGGCAACATCCTGCCTTGGAACGGAAACCTCATCTATTCGTGGGACATCGAAGACCCCGAAGATTTGGCTCCGGCGGGCTGCCCGCTTGTTCCGCGCGCCTTCTTGGGCAACGCGATTGCGGCCGGCACGACCGCGGTGGACATCACCGGCGGCGGCTCCGCGACTAACGCGGCCGACACGGACGTTCGGTTCTTCGGCTACTTCAGCAACGCGGCTTACACCGGTTGCGAAGGCGCCAAGATCACGGCTGACACCGCGACCGACCGCTATGTGGCGATCCTGAACCTCTCCGGCGCAGACGCCGGCAAGGTCATGTTCGCTTCCTTCCGCGTGAACAACGGAAACAAACTGACGATGATCAATCGTCTCGGCGCAACCGCCACCGGCGCGCAGGTGACTACCTTGGGTAACATTACCTGGGGCACCGGCACCTACGGCGGCGTTGACCTCGCCACCAGCGCGGCCTCTGGCAGCCTTGTGGTTGAAGTCAACAGCTTCGGCGTTCCGTTTGGCTTCATGCTCGGCCTCGGTGAGATGGCCGGCGTGATGGGCCACGGCTCCATCGACGGCGCCAGCGCCATCGGCAAACGCACCGAAGAACACCTGAACCACGACATGGACCACGCCATCGGCATGGAAACTGTGTTCGGTTCGCGTGCCTTCGAGCGTATCGACGGCCAAGTGGGGGGTTACACCCTCCTCGAAGTCGCCTTGCCGCTGCGCGGTTTCCCGACTGTCAGCTAATTGGTATCTCGATCACGGCGGGCCGGAGCAATCCGGCTCGCCCTATCGGGGTATCACCCGCAAGGAGCATGAACAAAGTCACCATCGTAATCGAAGTGCAAGAAGCCACGGCATTTGCCGTGCATCCCATCATCGGGGCCAGCGGCAAAACCTACGGCCACGCTATGTATGATCCCAAGCGCGGAGCCATGGCGTTTCGCATGAGCTTGGAGGAATGGCGAGCGGCCAAGGCTGATCTGTGTCTGGCCAACCGGCCATTCTATGGGTTGGTCTATGATGTGGAGGTCGAGCCGGAAGTTGTGTCGGCCACCATCGAAACACCTGCGGCCTCCGAACCGCTTCCGCCACAAGAGGCTTTGGCCGAAACCGGCACTTTGATTGGCAAAATCTCCAAACTTCGTCGCACAAAGAAATGACCGTAGCAGAAGCACAGTCTGATTTGTTGGGGTTGATCGGCATTGAGGATGCGCAATATGCGTCCACGCAGGTCAACACCCGCATCCTGTCGGACATCAATGCCACCCTGCAAAAGCTGTGGACGATGCTGCCGCCATGGTGGAGCACCAAGACCACCGGCGAACTGTTGCGCGCACCGGTTCAGGTGAGCGGCCTGACAGTAACGGCCGGCAGCAAAACAGTAGTGACGGCCGGCACCGGCACCCTGCCGGTCTGGAGTGAAGCCTGTGCCATCCGCATCTCCGGTGATCCGCGGGACAACGAGATTGTGACCAGAGACAGCGCGGCGGCCTCATTTACCCTGGCCCTGCCCTATGCTGGCCAAAGCGCGGCCGGTGTGACGGCCACGGTTTACAACGATTGCATTACCCTTGGAACGTCCGTGAGCGGCGTCCAGCCGCCGGTGATCATCCTTGGAGAGCATGAACTTGTTCCCCTGCGGAGCCAGCGCGATGTGCATACCTTCGCCCCAAGTGTCGGGCACAACCGTGAGGCAGTCTATGGCCAGATGCACGATAGCTTTGTTGTGGCCGAACAGAGGGATGTGGACGTTCCCATCGGCTATTTGGTCGAACGCGGCGTGACCGCGACCGGTCGCGTGGTCAACCGGCTGCGCGTATCGCCCTTCCCTGACAAGCAGTATGTGGTGCAGTTCGAGGAGCGGGCAGAGGCGCCACGCATTACCAGCCTTTCGCCGGGATCGACCGACATTCCGATCCCGCAGGATTACGCAGAGTCCATTTTCATGCCTATCCTCCGCTATCAGTTTACCACGCAGAAGCATTTTGACGCATCGGCTATTCGTGCCGCTCTCAAAGAACAGTATCAGGACGCTTTTCAGCTATTGGCCAAGCTGAAACCGCAAATTGCCCGCGCGGGCCATGTGCGGGTCAGCGATCACTGGTAATGCAATACGCGCGCATCAACACGTTTTCGGGGCTGAACGCCACCGACGATACGACCAACGCACCGCAGAACAGTCTGGCGGTTGCGGAAAACATCTTTGTGCGCCCCGCGGGCGCGCTGCGCCGTGCTCCGGCTTTTTCCAAGCTGTGGAACATGAAAAACCTTCGTGCTTATGTGGAGGATGATTTGGGGTTTAATGGATCAGATGGAGTAGTCCTGCTGAAAATCGAATCGCCATCTGGCGACCCAGACCGCATGACGGTGCTGGTTGCTTACGATTGCTCTAATTGGAAAACGCTTGGGTGCTTTTTTGTCGGCCGTGCGGACGGCTCGATCCCGACCACGGAGGATTTGTCGGGCATCAGTGTTCCGGCATCAACACCCGGAGCCGGATCGGATCAAGTGCTGGAGAGGCAATACAATGTGACGGTTAATTCGCTAATTAGTGGTTTGACCGTGGGCAAGCGGGTCTATTTCTCACGCATCTATTCAGAAATCTGGATTGGCAACGGCGTGGACCCGAACTTGATCTACAACCCATCTACCGGACAACTGCGTGAAGCTGGCACAAACACAACTCCAACCAAGCCATTGGTTGGTTCAGTAGCCAGCCTGCCCGCCGCGGCGGCCGTGCAACCCAAAGTCAGCGTGGTAACAGCGGGAACAACCGTTGTAACAGTTGGCACGACCACAACCACAACCGGAACTTCTACCCTGACGTTCACGGCCGACCCGATCAACTTTGGAGGAACGGCGGGCCACAATATCAGCGTCCGCATTATTTCGGCGGGCACCAGCACGGCGATCTCCAGCACACGCACCGGAGCGGGGACAGCGCTCAGTCCGTTTATTTACACTTTAACCACTGGCACAACGCAGGCTCTTTCCAGCGCGGACGCGATTGTGAGCTTTGTGGCCAGCGACTACAACGCGACCGGCGTTCTGAGCGCATCGGTAACAACCTTTGGTCCAGACGCCAACCCAAGCCTGACACTGGCCCAGACACCACTGGCCGGCGGCGCCGACGAAGTAACAGTGGGTGGGCATCCAACAACCATGCGCTGCACTTTTGCGACTACGCTGTTCGATCCAGGGCCGCCAGGGTCAAACCTTGGCTACGAAGGGCCGGCATCTGCGTTGAGCAATGAAGTGATCGGGACCGGCAGCAATGATTTCATCGTCACGGTGCAGCAAAAGACCGGCGTGGACGCGCGTTTCACAAAACAGAACATTTGGATGCTGCAATACGTTGGTCCGGCCTACCCGATTGCGCCGGATGGTCCGTTTGTTTGGCGCAAGATTCTGACTGTCAACAACGCAAACGGTTCTTACCGGATCAAGAAGGATTTCCAATCGCTCGAAGTGCGAGATTCGGCACCGGATCAGGGGCGCATACCGCCTTGCACCATGTTCGAGTTTGCCGGCGACAAGATGTGGGCAAGCGGCAACGCCGCGGAGCCTTACCGCATCTGGCTTTCTAAAATCAAAAGTGATGCAGAACAAGTGCCGGAGGGGTGCGACATCACCAACTACCTCGACATCGAGGGAAAAAAAGAGGAGCCAAGCCGGCCGCGGATCACGGCCATGCGAAAGCTGGAAAGCCGCGTTCAGGTGCATAGCGACCGGTCCATTACCATGATCGACGCGGATAGCCTCAACCGCATTGTAAGCCGGTCGGACTACGGAGCGATCAACCCGGCCTGTTTGGCCGCTTGGAGCCGGCCGGAGATTGTCTATCTGGGAAGCGATGGCGTTTTCTACATGATGGTTAACACGCAGTATTACCGCTCCCAACCTGTGGCCACAACCGGATGGCCGGTCATGCGGAAAAAAATCGACATCCCAAAACTGGTTAGCGCACCGCAAAAATGCAACATGCTGGCCGATGCGACCAACAACATTGTCATGGTGTGGGTGCCGGTTACAGGAGGAAGCTATGACTTTGCGGCATTTGCTATGGATTTGGAGAGCAACGCCCTGACCGGCCCGATTGAATGGCCGCGCCTGCTTTCGTGCTCTCCGGTTAGTTCGGGCGACAGCAAGTATGTGGGCTGCGACTACGATGGCGATTTGTTCGTTTTCAATCTGGGCGCGCTGTTCAACGACCAATTCAGCAGCAATTCGGCTTTCACTTTGCAGACCAGTGGAACACAGCCCGGATACACCAGCCGCGCCAGCGGATTACCAACCTTAACCCTCGATGACGGAAGTGGGGACTGGATTTCCCGCGGGATGAAATGTGTGTTCGAGACGCAATATCTTGATCTTCAAACGCCCAATGATCGCAAGGGTTTTTACACTTTGGAATGGACAACTGTGCGCTACAGCAGGGCCATTGTGAAAGTGATCCTGACCAGCGATGACGGACACACCAAGACCTTTGAGTGTGGCGAAATGTATGGACGAGAGAGAAATAAGATTGCGTTCATGATTAGCGGTAACGCCATCAAGGTCCGGTTCGAGGCCATTGTTGGCGAAGACAAACCATTTATCGTTCGAGACTTAACCATCGGCTACGAGTTGCAAACAAACGCCGGCGGATTCTTTTTTTGAAAAACAGGTTGACGGTGTGTAACACCATTTGTATGTGTAGGGCATGCCAAACAAACGTGCCACGAACAAAGCGTGTGTGGCTTGGTGGATGGACAAGCGCTTGAAAAAGCAAATGGAGCGCGCCGCCCGTGCGTCTGGCAAAAATGTCAGTCAATTCCTCACTGATGTGCTGAGTCAGCACGTTGCCAACACACCCACACCACAACTCGCACCCAAACCCACAACGAAAAGCAGTGCCCATGCAAAAGAAAGCAAAACCAAAGCGTAAGAAGGCGTATGTGTCAGTCCATGTTCCCCTCGAAATCCACAGCGCCCTGAAGGCTCTGGCTGTGGCAGACGGACGTAGTTTGTCAAATTACGTTAATATCCTTTTAACAAGGGTGTTACACACCTCCGACCAATGAACGATACCATTCTGATGGCGAGTTACAGCGTCACGCTGGCAATAAGCGCGGGCTGTTTCGGCTACACGTTCGGCCGCTGGCTTGGCGAGCGGATCGGGCGCCACGATGCCATGGTCGAGGAAGCATTTTGGCGCGCACTGGAGGAGCAACGCAAAGCCGAGGCGCGCGGCCGCATCTTTCTTTGGAGCACCCCGGATGGGGCCGGCCCCAATTAGCAGAAACAACAAAAGGAGAAATAATGAGCATACTGAAAACCGTGCGGACCGGCAAAGTCGTTCGTCCGCAACGTGGCGTCATCTATGGCGTCGAATCAGTCGGAAAGACCACGCTGGCGGCACAAGCCCCCTCGCCCATCTTTCTGGACATCGAAGGCGGATCATCCCACTTGGACATTCCGCGGCTGGAAATCAAAAACTGGAATGACATGCTAACCGCGCTGGATGAACTGGCGGCCGGCGGTCACGGCTACCAGACAGTGGTGGTGGATTCGGCCGATTGGGCTGAACGCCTCGCCATCGAGAACCTGTTGGCCGAAACCAAGCAACCAAGCATTGAATCATTCGGATACGGCAAGGGTTGGGTTCAGGCCGCGGAGCGGTTTGCCCGCTTCCTTGCAAAGCTGGATGCCTGTGTCACAGCCGGGATGCACGTTCTGGTTATTGGCCACGCGCACATTCGCCGTGTCGAGCCGCCGGATCAGATGGCCGCTTACGACCGGTATGAGCCGAAATTGGGCAAGCAAACGTCCCCTCTCCTCAAAGAATGGGCGGACGAACTCTACTTTGCGCAATTCAAAACCAAGCTGATCGAAGCCGACTCCGGCAAGATGAAGGCCCGCGGCGGCAAGGAGCGCGTTCTCCTGACCACGCATAGCGCAGCCTATGATGCCAAGACCCGCGCCGGTCTGGCCGAGGAGTTGCCGCTGGAGTGGGAATCCATTGCCTCCGTGTTCCCTGACATGGGCGCGGCGAAGCCAAAGGCCAAACCGGCCAAAGCCAAAGCTCAACCGGCCGCGCCGGACATTGCCGACCAAGTGCTCGAAGCCATCGGGGAATCCTTGGCCATCGAGGACATGGAAGGGTTTTTGCGCGCCAAGGGCCAGATCGAGGCCGGTCAATCGTGGAAAGACACTGACGCTTCGTTCCTCGAACGGATTGTCGAGCACCCCGCCCGATTCGTCGGCGCCGTGCGCACCTACTACGTCGAACTTCAGAAGGAGGCTGCCTAAAATGGACCTGAAAAGATTGCGGAATGTTTACAGCCACTTGGACATTAAGGAGCGGCCGAAGATTAAAGATCAGTGGTCTTTCCTACGCTGGCAGGCCATTGCAAAGGGAACGGAGCACTTGGATTTGCCCGCCATTCCGCGTCTGCGCGCGGCCGTGTGTGAAACTGTCACCTTCCGCCGGTTGATCGCACACAGCGACACGCTCGAAGGCTTGGCCGATGCGCTGCGCACCTACTACAACCCCGAACCTGAAGTTAAGGAGGCGGCATGACCGCTGAACTGGTTCGCCGGCTTGGAGCCATTGACTATCGCGGCGAGCGGCCATGCGTGGAGTCTTCAGTTATGGCCGCCCTGGCCGTAGCGATTGATCGTCCGCGCCGAAAGCTGATCGCCCGCGTCATCGAACTTATCCGCAAACGCTACAAATGAGCAGAATCCGACACTCCGCACTTCCGAAGCTGGATCAGTGCCCTTGTTATGAAAGCAATCCGGTGGCCGGTCCGGCCGCGCAACGCGGTTTGGCTTTGGACGCGGCATTGCGTTTGTTGCTTCAGGGTGATGCCCGCGGCATGGAGCCGTTGTCAGACGCCGACCGCGAATCAGTCCGGTGGGCGGCCGAGACAATCATGGACTTTGCCGGCGATGATGCCGTCGAAGTGCGTGAGGAGGAGTTGAAGATGCGCACCCCCGGCATCGAACACGCCGGCACAGCCGATGTTGTTTGCTCCAGCAAGCTATGGGTGGGCGATCTCAAGACAGGCCAAATCCGCGATTACTACGGACAGATGGCCGCCTATGCGTGGGCGTTGATGGAGCAGTATTTCGTCAACGAGTGGACGGCACACCTGATCTTCTGTGACCAGAAGCAAGTTGTGACGCACAAGTTCACTTACGTCGAGGCCAAGGATACCGTCGAAAGGATTGTCAACTATGCCCGCGACCCCTACCGCGAGCCGCGCGCCTGCGAGTATTGCGGGTGGTGCAAGTTGCAGGACCGGTGCCCCGCTGTTGTGGGTCCGGTGACTAACACCCTTGAACTGGTTGAACAGGAAAAAGGCTTGTCCGCGATCCGCGAGAGATTGCTGTCGGACCCCACAAGATTGGGACAGTTCCTCGCGGACGCGGCTCTTTTTACCAGCGAGCTAATCACTCCGCTGCGTGACGAGGCCAAGAAGATGCTTGCGGCCAACCCCGAAGCCATTCCGGGCTGGCAAGTGTCGGCCGTGAAAGGCCGCGAGCACTTCGACCACATTGCTATCGTGCAAACGGCGGTGGCCTCGAAGTGCGGCATGGACAGCCTTGTGCTGGCCATGGGCGGAAAGATGACCGGCAAGGACTACCGCGCATGGTGCGCGAGCATGAACCAGCCGGTCGATGAATCTCTCGCCCGCGTGGGCGAAGGAACAACCCAACTGCGGCAGGCTAAAGCCTCCGCGAAACCCAAAACACTGAAGGAGAAATAAATGAAGTTCACCTATTCGGAACCC